TAACTAAAGGGACTAGATATTCATATATTAGTTGGGTTTATTAATGTTAGATATAAAAGAATTAACAATGGAACAGCATAAGAATGCTGAAAGACAAGACTTTGTAAGATTATTAATGTCAGGAAAAATAGATGAAAAACTATATGCGACATATCTTTATAATCAATTACAATGTTATGCTGTATTAGAAAAATATGGTTTACATAATTCATTGTTTAGAGATACACCAGGTTTATTAAGAGCTGAACATATACATTATGATTATAGAGCGTTATGGATTGACATAGGTTTACCACCAGAAATAACTCAAAGCACAAAAGATTATATCGCACACATAGAATCTATACAAGATGAGGCTATGAAACTATATGCTCACATTTATGTTAGACATATGGGTGATTTATCGGGCGGTCAAATGATTATGAAAAAAACACCTGGTCCGAATAGATATTATAAATTTAAACATAAAGAAGTAGGCGACTATAAAAGAATTGTAAAAGAAACTATTAATACATATTTAAATGTATATGAACATTCAGTAGTACCAGAGGCAAAATATTGTTTTGAAAGTGCTACAAAGTTATTTAAAGAAATGAAGGAGCTCCATGATTTGGGACAGATTAATTAAATGGAAAGATGAAACGGTTGAACTCTTAAATAAAGAGTTAACAGAATATAAAGAACCTGGCATGGAAAGATTTAATAATGATGAATTAGGTTGGGTCAATAGAACATGGTCAAACAAATATATTAGACGAGCTCATGTAGATGTAGTTGATGTAAGAGAAAAAAAAGGTTTATGGATGGCTCATGTATGTTTATTTCCAGGATTAACAAATGGTGGACCAATATATGGTTTTGATATTATAGCAGGTAAGAAAAAAGTTACAGGCGCTTTTCACGATTTTAGTCCTTTATTACAAAAAGAACATCCGCTAACTCAATGGTTTATAGAAGAAAATAAATGGTATAAACCGAGTAAAGAGAGAGAGTTACCAGATTGGGCAAAAGCAATCTTTAGTGGTGGTATGATTGCAGCCGGCAATGTACAAGAAGAAAAAGAATTAAATCAGATATGTACAATGGCTGTGTCCAATCTGGCTAATTATATTGATAAAATTAGAAATCACCATGACGAAGCTAAGATGAAAGATGTAATAGAGGCACAAAATTACTATTGCGAACATCAACAAAAAAATCCTCACACACCTAGAGTTATGCAATCACTAGGTTTACCAGATGAAGATATTAAGTTATTCTGTCAAGATAATCTCTTTCCGAAGGTATAATTAATCTTATAAATAGTCCAGAAAAGGAATAACTTATGGCTAATCCAGCAACAAGAGAAACACTAAAACAATATGCTTTACGAGCATTAGGTAAGCCTGTAATTGAGATTAATGTTGATGATGACCAGTTAGAAGACAGACTGGATGAGGCCTTACAATATTTCGCACAATATCACTATGATGGTATTCAAAGAGCATATTTAAAATATCAATATACAGAAGCTGATAAGACTAGAATGACAGCAGATTCTTCGGAATCTATAACAAAAAATGGCGTAACTACATCATGGAAAGAGGGTAACAATTTTTTAGTTGTACCTGAAAGTGTAATATCAGTAATCAATATTTTCCCATTTTCAAATAAATCAAATATGAATTTGTTTGATGTCAGATATCAATTAAGATTAAATGACTTGTATGATTTTTCATCTACAAGTATTATCAATTATGATATTGTATTAAGACATTTAGATTTTTTAGACCATATATTAGTAGGTGAAAAACCATTAAGATTTAATCAACATGACAATAGATTGTTTATTGACATGGATTGGAAAAATGATTTAGCAGTTGGCGAATATATTGTGATAGAGGCGTATAGAAAATTAGACCCTAATACACATACAGATGTATTTAATGATATATTTTTAAAAAGATATGTTACAGCTTTATTTAAAAAACAATGGGGTGCCAACTTATCAAAATTTGATGGTGTCGCAATGATAGGTGGAGTTACTTTAAATGGTAGACAAATATATTCAGAGTCTTTACAAGATATAGAAAAATTAGAAACTGAAATTAGAAGCACATTTGAATTAAATCCAGCTATGATAATGGGATAAAATGACATGGCAGTTAACCACTATTTTCAAGGCGGCAAGGGTATTGGAAACCAGGCCGAAAAAAGATTACACGAAGATTTAATAATAGAAGGCCTAAAGATTTATGGTCAAGATATCTATTATCTTCCTCGTACACTTGTTAATAGAGATTTAGTATTAGGTGAAGATACATCTTCAAGATTTGATGACTCTTATTTACTTGAAATGTACTTTGAAACTACTGAAGGTTTTGCAGGTGAAAATGAAATCATTAATAAATTTGGTTTAGAAATTAGAGATGATACAACATTAGTATTATCTAAACGAAGATTTGAGGACCATGTTGCAAGTAAGGCAACATTAACTGCTTCAGGCAGACCAAATGAGGGTGATATTGTTTATGTACCACTTTTAAAATCTTTCTTTGAAATTCAATTTGTAGAAGACCAAGAGCCTTTTTATCAACTCGGTAATTTACCAGTTTACAAATTAAAAGTAACTCGTTGGGAATATGCAAATGAAGAAATTAATACTGGTATTAATACACTAGACGCAGTCGAAGATAAGTACACATTAAACGAATATGCTTATAGATTTCAATTAGAGTATGGTCAAGAAGTATTGACAGGTCGTGGTTCAATTGCATTAGAAGATTATCACGATTATTCTACTGGTCAACCAGCGTTTTTAATGAATGAAGATTACACAGCTGCTGAAGTTGTACAAACTCAATCGCCTTATGCAGGTAATTTAGATTTAAATACAGCTGCAGGTTATGATACGGTCGGTACAGCAGACGACATATTAGACTTCACAGAAAGAAACCCTTTTGGAGAAATTGACGAATAATGTTTGGAACTCATTTTTATAACGAAGGCTTAAGAAAGTTAACAATTGCATTTGGTCAATTGTTTAATAATATTGTATTACAAAATACAAGTAGCACAGGTGCAATCACAAAAAGAATTAGAGTGCCTTTAGCATATGCACCAAAAGAAAAATTTATAGTTAGATTAGAACAACAAGCTAATTTGCAATCTGATAGAGAAGTTTCAATTACTTTACCAAGATTAGGTTTTGAGATTACAGGTTTATCTTATGATTCTACAAGAAAATTAAATAAGATGAATAAAACAATAAGAGTAAAAAATAATGAAGAAGGTAAAAAAACTAACTTTAATTATACACCAGTACCTTATAATATTAATTTTAGTTTATATTCATTTACAGCAACAGCTGAAAATGGTTTACAAATAATTGAACAAATATTACCTTTCTTTCAACCAGAATATACGGTTACAATGAATGTTGTGCCTGAATTAAGTTTAGTAAGAGATATACCTATAATTTTAAATAGTGTAAATTATGAAGATACATACAATGGTGAATTTACACAAAGACGAGCAGTAATTTACACTTTAAGTTTTACTGCTAAGACTTACTTATATGGTCCAATGAGTAATCAAAAAGTTATTAAAACTGCTCAAGCAGACCTTGGTGCTTCAACTGATACGCCATTGACAAGAGATGAAAGAATTATTGTAGTACCTAATCCTACTACAGCTGACGCAGATGATGATTTTGGTTTTACAACCACATTAAGTTTCTTTACTGACGGTAAAAGATATAATCCGTCTAGTGATAGTGATACATAGGAGTTTTAAATGAGTAAACTTGAGGATAATGTGAATGAAATTTTAGGTATAGAGAAAAAAGAAAACTCTGTACAAGTATCTGACTTTGAGCAACCAACACCGGTGCCAAGAAAAATTGATGAAAAGAAAACAGATATAGATAATGATTATGTAAATAGTAGAGATAATTATTATAATTTAATTGACAAAGGTAATCAAGCCATTGATGGTATATTAGATATCGCAAAAGAAGGCCAACACCCTAGAGCTTATGAAGTTGCAGGTCAATTAATAGGTCAAGTAGCACAAACGGTAGATAAGTTACAAGACTTACAAAAAAAATTAAAAGATTTAAAAGAATTACCAAAGTCAGCTAATACACAAATTAAAAATGCATTGTTTGTAGGTTCTACAAATGAATTGCAAAAAATGTTAAACAGAAAAAAAGAAGATGAAATTATTGAAGGCGAAAGCGGACAACCAGAAAAAGATAAAACTGGAGATAAGTAAAATCCATTATATCAAATCTATGACACCTTTGCCTGAATTATTAGAGGGTGAAGATATGCAAAACCCCATAGAAGTTAGAAAACATACATATTCATTAATACCTAGAAAAGGTGTAAATGGTGTACCATATTCTGAAAAAAGATATTCAGTTTTTAGAGGTAGTCAAAGAGTGCAAGCCGCTATAAAATTAGGTTATACACACATAGAGGGAATAGTAATCAATGAGTAATGACGCATATCTAGGCAACCCTAATTTAAAAAAAGTAAACACACCAGTTGAGTTTACAAAAGAAAATATTATAGAATATCAAAAGTGTGCTGAAGACCCTATTTACTTTATGGAAACTTACATGAAGATTGTAAGTCTTGATGAAGGCTTGGTGCCTTTTAAGATGTATGATTTTCAAAAACATATAGTTAGGACAATACATGACAATCGTTTCACAATTTGCAAATTACCTAGACAATCTGGTAAGTCAACAACTACCGTTTCGTATCTATTACACTATGCTTTATTCAATCCAAATAGTAATATCGCCATTCTTGCCAATAAGTCCTCTACTGCTAGAGATATTTTAGGTAGAGTACAATTAGCATATGAAAATTTACCAAAGTGGTTACAGCAAGGTGTAATAAACTGGAACAAAGGTAATATAGAATTAGAAAATAAATCTCAAATAGTGGCCGCCGCTACATCTTCAAGTGCAATACGAGGTGGTTCTTATAATATAATTTTTCTTGATGAGTTTGCTTTTGTACCACCAAATATAGCAGAGATGTTTTTTAGCTCTGTTTACCCTACAATATCATCAGGACAAAAAACAAAAATGGTAATTGTATCCACACCTTATGGTATGAATCAGTTTTATAAATTATGGTCAGACGCTGAAAACAAAAGAAATGATTATGTGCCTATTGAGGTACATTGGTCAGAGGTGCCAGGCAGAGATGAAGAGTGGAAAGAAAAAACAATACGAAATACCTCTGCTGAACAATTTGCACAAGAATTTGAGTGTGAATTTTTAGGTAGTGTTAATACTTTAATTAGTCCTGCTAAAATTAAAAATATGGTATTTAAAACACCAAAAACATCTAGTGGTGGTTTAGATGTTTATGAGGATCCTATTAAAGAAAATACTTATGTAATTACGGTTGATGTAGCAAGAGGTGTCAATAAAGATTATTCAGCGTTTACGGTAATTGATGTTTCAAAAATGCCTTTTAAAATAGTTGCAAAATTTAGAAACAATGATATAAAACCTTTATTGTTTCCTCATACAATTGACAGAGTAGGTAAAGCATACAATCATGCTCATGTATTAGTTGAAACAAATGATTTAGGTCAACAAATTGCAGAAGCATTACAATTTGAATTAGAATATGACAATTTGTTAATGACTACTAATAGAGGCCGTTCAGGTCAAATATTAGGTGCAGGATTTAGTGGTAGAGGTGCAGGCTTTGGTGTAAAAATGACAAAGCAAATTAAAAAAATTGGCTGTGCTAATATTAAGACATTGGTAGAATCTGATAAAATACAAATTAATGATTTTAATATTGTTGAAGAGATGTCAACTTTTGTGAGAAGAGGACAATCATGGCAGGCTGAAGAAGGAAATACAGACGATTTAATGATGTGTTTAGTAATATTTGGATGGTTATCTAATCAACCTTTCTTTAAAGAGATGACTGATACTAATGCTAGACAAATGTTATATGAAGAACAACAAGCCTTAATTGAGCAAGATATGGCGCCATTTGGATTTGTAGATGATGGTATACCAGACCATGAAAAAGTAACGGTGGATGAATATGGAGATGTATGGCATCCTGTTACTCGTAAAGGTCAATAGTCTAGTTTGCGTATATTATAAATATCAGTAAGGTTGAAATTTGAATATGGGCGTATGAATAATACGAATTTTGAAAAAATTAAAAGATAATTAGCTAATTAAAAGGAGAAAACCTAATGGCATTTCAAGTATCACCAGGTGTTCTCGTACAGGAAAAAGACCTTACAAGAATTATACCGGCGGTCTCAACTTCTATCGGTGCTGTGGCTATTCAAGCTACACAAGGACCTTTAGACGAGGTAACTAGTATATCAAGTGAGCAAGAATTAGTAAGTAAATTTGGAAAACCTAACTCAACAACATTTGAGGGATTTTTCACAGCTGCTAACTTTTTGCAATACTCTAATTCTTTAAGAGTTGTCCGAGTACAGAATTCATCTGTATCAAATGCTACTGAATCAGGTAGTGCATTTGTAATAAAGAATACTACTGATTATCAAAATAACTATGCTGACGGTTCTGCTTCTGTTGGTTTGTGGGCTGCTAGAACAGCTGGCGCATTTGGAAACTCAATACAGGTTTCTTCTTGTCCATCTGCTACTGCTTACGAAGAAACATCCAAAACAACGGTCAATGACGCTTCAACAGCAGTCGGAGATACGGTTGTTACGGTAACATCAGGAACAGGAATAAGTATCGGCGATATAGTAAACTTTGGTGACCAGTATGAATATAGAGTTATTAATGTAGCAACTAATGACTTAACAATAGTAAGAAAAGAAGAGCCTCAACATTTTGTTGCTTCAGATTCTTCAGGCTTACACGCAGTTATAACTAACGGCGCAGCTGTAAGACGAAGATGGAAGTATTACGATTTATTTGACAAAGCGCCAGGAACTTCACCATTTGCAGCTGCAAGAGGTGGTGTAAATGACGAAATACATATAGTCGTTATTGACGAGGACGGTGTAATATCAGGACAAAAAGGTGAAGTGTTAGAAACATATGACGCTGTATCTAAAGGTTCAGACGCAAAAACACCACAAGGCGACACAAACTATTATCCAGATGTAATTTACAATAAATCAAATTACATTTACTGGATGGACCATAACTCAAGCGGTACAAACTGGGGTAGTGCAGTATCAGGTATAACTTATACAGCAGTTACAGCAGTAAGTAATGTATCATTACAATCTGGTTCAGACGGAACAGCAGCCACAACAGCACAAAAATTAACTGCTTATCAAAAATTTGCAGACGCTGAAACGGTTGATGTTAGTCTTATCATGGCGGGTAACGGTAACGCAACACACATAGACAACTTAATTACAATTGCAGAAAATAGAATGGACGCAGTTGTATTTGCTTCTCCAGAGAGAAGTGATGTTGTTAATGTTGCAGACGACAACACAGCAAAAGATAATGTAATTGGATTCTTTAACGGTATCCGTTCATCTTCTTATGTGTCGTTTGATAGCGGTTACAAATACGCTTACGACAGATACAATGATGTTTACAGATTTGTACCATTAAACGGTGATATGGCAGGTCTATGTGCTAGAACTGACCTTGTTGCAGACAGCTGGTTCTCACCAGCAGGTCTTAACAGAGGTATAGTTAGAGGCGCAGTAAAACTTGCTTTCAATCCAACTAAAACTCAAAGAGATGAACTTTACAGAGCAAGAGTAAATCCTGTGGCAACATTCCCAGGACAAGGTACGGTTCTTTTCGGAGATAAAACTGGATTAACAGCACCTTCAGCATTTGACAGAATAAATGTTAGAAGACTGTTTATCACTTTAGAGAAGGCAATATCAACTGCTTCTAAATTTCAATTGTTTGAATTCAATGATGAATTTACAAGAGCAAACTTTAGAAACATTGTAGAACCTTTTTTAAGAGAAGTACAAGGTAGACGAGGTATTACAGATTTTAGAGTAATCTGTGATGAAACAAATAACACAGGTGAAGTAATTGATAGAAATGAATTCATAGCAGAAATCTTTGTGAAACCTGCTAGAAGCATTAACTTCATTACTTTACAATTCATAGCAACTAGAACTGGCGTCAGCTTTGACGAAGTTGCAGGTTAAGGTAGAGGAGAAATAAAATGGCAAACATTAACG